TTTAAAGATAAACCAGATAATATAGTTAAGACTTATTCTACTGCTGGAGGCATTAAAAAGGAATATAAGTAGATAATAATCTCAACAAAATAAAAGTAAAGAGAAAAATTTTTTAACAAGACTATATTTATAGGATATAAACAACAAAAAAAACAAAAAAAAATTAAAATAACATGGCTGATTTATTAATGAAAATGCCGATACCTTACGAACCGAAACGCCAGAACCGTTTCATTTTAAGGTTTCCGTCAAGTTTGGGTATCAACGAATGGTTTGTTGAAAGCGCTTCAAGACCGTCTATCAAGATTGGTGCAACTGAAATACAATTTCTAAACACATCTACATTTGTTGCAGGTAGATTTAACTGGGACCCTATCAGTGTTAAGTTCCGTGACCCTATTGGACCGTCAGCAGCTCAAGCTCTTATGGAGTGGGTTCGTTTACACGCTGAATCAGTGACAGGTCGTATGGGTTATGCTGCGGGTTACAAAAAAGACATCGACCTTGAGATGTTGGACCCAACAGGAGTTGTTGTTGAGAAATGGATTCTTTATGGAACATTCTTAACTGATGTAAACTTCGGAACATTATCTTATAGTCAAGATGCGTTAGCGGATATCACAGCTTCTTTAAGAATGGATAGATGTGTGTTAGTTTACTAATTCACTTTACATAAAATTACACTCAATTATATTTAACCGTAAAGCTAATAAACTTTACGGTTATTTTTATATATGGACAATCAATCAAGAGACCACGGTCAAGACAATTTCACACTACCACATGATGTGGTACAATTACCATCACAAGGTATTTTTTATAAAAACAAAAAGAAATCAATTAAAGTTGGTTATCTAACCGCATCAGATGAAAACATTCTGATGGGTGGTGCCGCTGATTTAACTATGACTTTATTAAGAGCAAAAATCTACGAACCAGATGTAAAGGTTGAAGATTTAATTGAGGGTGATGTTGAAGCAATTCTAATCTTCTTAAGAAATACTGGATTTGGTCCTGAAATGGTAATAAATGTTACAGACCCTGCAACTAAAAAACCATTTAAAAGTACGGTATTATTAGACCAACTAAATATTATTAATGGACAACAACCAAATGAAGATGGTTCATTTACTATTTTATTACCAAAATCTCAATCATCGATTAAATTAAAACCATTAAGTTATGGTGAAATTATGGAGATTAGTAAAATGGCTGAGACATATCCACAAGGAAGGGTTGTTCCAAGAATTACGTGGAGAATGCAAAAAGAAATCATTGAAGTTGATGGTTCAACTGACAAAGCTATGATTGCAAAATTTGTTGAGTCAATGCCAATCTCTGACTCAAAATTCGTAAGAAACTTTATGAATGAAAATGAACCAAGATTGGATATGACCAAAACAATTTCAGCCCCGTCAGGAGAAAAACTAACAGTGAATGTTGGGTTTGGGGCAGACTTTTTTCGCCCTTTCTTCTGATTATAGGAAAGTACAGATAGATGAATTTTACTATCTGACAACACTAATGAAAATTTCTTATCAAGATTTTGAACGGATGCCGTTGTTTGTAAGAAGATATTTGTTGGATAAATGGATTGAAGACAATAAGAAGGACTAAAAAATTAGTCCTTCTTCTATTTATATAGAAACTAAAAAATTGTAATGGCAGAAACTCCTAAAGAAAATCCTATAAATTCCTACGAAGAACTTAAAAAAACTTTTGAAAGTTTAGGAGCTCCTGTAGGTAAAATATTAGACGCAATTGACGGCATGGCTACAGCCGCCAATGATATCAATAATTCATTTATTGCTGGCAGGGCAAGACTTGATGAAATGAATGATGCTGCATCTAGGTCTGCCGCAGGTATTATTCGTTTAGGTGGAAGTATTAAAGATGTTTCCAACACTATAATAGAAATTGCCGAAGGGTCAAGAAGACAATTTATTGCAACTGAAGACCAAGTTAGTGAACTTTATGCTGCCAGTAAAATATTAGGTGTAGAATCAAAAACATTAGTTGAAAATTTTGCAGAAGTTGGAATTGAAACATCCCAAATTGGTACAAACTTAACAGATTCTATTATATACATTCAAAGCCTTGGTTTAAATGCCAAAATGGTTATGGGTGACGTTACTCGAAATATGTCACTAATGAACCGATTCAATTTTTCTGATGGTGTTGGTGGATTAACCAAGATGGCGGCACAGGCTTCAATGTTAAGATTTGACATGAACGCTACTAAAGATTTTGCAGAAAAAGTAATTGACCCTGAAGGCGCTATTAATATGGCTTCAGCTTTCCAAAGATTAGGATTGGCTGTTGGTCAATTAGGTGACCCATTTGCATTAATGAATGATTCAATAAATGACCCTGCAGCATTACAAGATAGTTTAATTAAAGCCACAAAACAATTTACACAGTTTGATGAAAAAACCAAATCATTTAAAATAAACCCACAGGGAATTTTAACATTGAGACAAATGTCTCAAGAAACAGGTATTTCATATGACCAACTTACAAAAACCGCATTAGCCGCGGCAGACTTAGATAAAAGGTTATCTAAAATAAATCCAACACTTACCTTTGATTCACCTGAAGACAAACAATTTATTGCCAACATGGCAACAATGACTAAGGAAGGTGACTACGTTGTTCAGTTAAAGAATGATGAAACTGGTATTATTGAAACCAAAAAATTAGGAGAGTTAACTCAAGATGAACTTGCAAAATTAAGAGAACAACAAGAAAAAGCACCTAAGACTTTGGAAGATATTCAAAAGAGTCAATTAAATGCTTTATTGGATATTAAATTTGCCATTGAAGGTAATATAGCGAAAGGTACCTATGGTCTTGCAGGTTCTTCGGCTGTTAGAGGTACTATTGTGGGGGCTGAAAGAATTACAAGAGCTGTTACTGGTGCGGTTGATAATGCGGTACCTGAAAGTGTTGCAATAACTGAAAAAGTTAATGAGGCTGTTGATAAAATGCAGGCATTATTTATTGAAAAAGATTCAAATAAATTAAGTTCTGACGATTTTGCAAAAAAATTATCCTCACTTCAGAACACTCTTTTAAAAGATGCTAATAGTTTAGGAGAAAAAGGTAAGGAATCATTTAAAGATATTCTTCAAGAATCAAATAAAAAAGTTACAGGAAGTAGTGCTATTGAAAAAGAATTTAGAAGTTTAACTCAAGAACTTTTAGCATCGGTAGGTCGACCAGTAAAGGCGACTGAACAGATTAAAGCAAGGGATGAAGAACAAAAATCATTATCATATGCAGATATTATTGGTAGGAGAAATCAAAATCTTACTGATAAAACAGGTACATCATCAAATAGTGGAGCATCAACAAATAAAGTTGATGTTGGAGGTACTATAACATTTAAATTTGATTTACCTGCAGGTACAACACTAAACCAACAACAATTAAATGCCGTGTTTAATAGTGAAGAGTTTAAACAATATATTGCCAACCTTGCAAAACAAAATTCTTCAGAGAAGAAAGGGGCTGGTGCTCCATACTATGGACGATAATAAAACATTAGATTGAAGAATAAAAAATACAAATTAACCTATTTATTAAGAAACGTATAAATGGGTAGTCCGTTAGATTATATAAGTACCGAGGTTTTTAGAAAAAAACTAATTGTCCGAAATTTAGTACCATATGCTAAATCACCTAGTCCTGCGACCCCGCCAATAACTTTTGAGGTAGTACAAAGAGATTTAACACCTGTTGATAGTCCTGATTATCTAATTGATACTCCATACATTGCCAATTCACAATTTTATCCACTTAACAAGTGGGGAAATCAAGGGGGATACTACCAAGCACCCGACCTTACAGGTAATTTAAATGTCATTTCAAATCAAGGTGAATATGGACCTGGTCAACAGGATGCTTATATTGTTAACACAGGATTTGCGGCAACTCAAAAATGGAGACCATTAAATGCTTATTCAAGCCCAAACAACTTTGATGCTGGTGAAGCGGTAACTAGTTTAGAAACTGTTAGACCTGACCAAGATAGACTACCAAACGGTCAACCTTACTTTACATTTGTACCTTCATCGTATAGACCTGTTTCAATCTTATTAAATCCCGACCCACAGGGTAGTGATGGTTTATTAAGTGATGACTCCTTTATAGCTCGATTGGGAGCAAAAACTTTAAAGAAAGAGTTTCAAGACCGTATTGGTCGAGAGTTATTAAGACAAACTCTTGGTCGTGCCAACATATTAAATGTTAATAGTGGTACAAACCTTGTTAATATTTTAACAGGTCGAGTTCCTTTAATTGAACCAAATTATAACATTACGGTACCGTCAAACCCATTGGGTGCTGCTGCCGACTTTGCTCTTAGATTAGGGGGAAGTACTTTACCGTTCTCAACAATTCCTGGTTCTTATTTTGACCAAAGTATTAATCCACCACAACCAACAACAATACAACAATCATTGTTGGCAAACCCACTTGCGGCTGGCGGAAAATTTATTAGTAATTTATTAGGGGCTAATAAAACAGGGACTCAAATATTCTACGACAATACGGGCCAAGGTCAAAAATCTATTTTATTTAAAAATCTTAACTTTAATAAATTTAAACCAAACTACGATAGAACTTTATTAGATAGATTGGGTGGCGCAATTGTTGGGACTAACACAAATAATTCTAACTTTTATGTTGGTAGTACATCTTCAGACCCATCAAGAGTATTTTCACCATCAGGGTCGTTACCAAATGATGCTTTTGGTAATGAACAACAAGACCCAGTTTATGGACCATCTGAGTTAGCGCAGTTATATGAAGGTCCAAGTAAAGAGATTAGACTTGGTGCTAACGGCCCAACATATGGTAATGGTGGTGGTATTGAAGGTGGATTCACATGGGTGTCTCCAAAGTATAAAGGTAATGCTGGTAAAAAAGTTGGTGTTGGAGGTTTAATAACTGACCAAGATTCGGATTTTAAACCATCATCATACAACTCAACCGAGTCAACTGAGAGAACCTTTAAGGAAGGTTCTATTCTTGATAAGACACAAAGAATTATTGATAGCCAACCACAAGGTGGTAAAAGATTACAACACGTTGGTAATGCAATGGACCAAGTCAGCAAAGTATTCAATGATGGATACAAAGAAATGACAAAGGGTTCAAGAGTATTAACTTACGTTGGGGCGATTGGACAAGAAGTTGGAACTGAGTATTGTAGAGTATTTGCTAAAGATATACCATACCTACAGTATAACGACCTTCAAAAAACTGATGGTATTACAACTGAAGGTAGAAGATTTTCATATTCTGTTTTAGATAAGACATATAACCTTAACATTGCACCAAACAAACAAGAGGGTGGACAAGATTCATCTAACATTATTGGTACAATGAATAATGCTTATGCCAAGAAATATATGTTCTCATTGGAGAACTTGGCTTGGGCAACATCAAACTCACCAGGTCTTTCGGTTTCTGATTTGGCGGTATGTGAGAGAGGACCTAATGGTGGTAGAGTTATGTGGTTCCCACCTTATAACTTAACATTTAATGAATCAGTTCAAGCAAACTGGACCCCAAATGATTTTATTGGTAGACCTGAACCAATCTATACTTACAAAAATACAAGTAGAACGGGTAGTTTAACGTGGGATATTGTTGTTGACCATCCGTCAATATTAAATGTTATTGTTAACAAGGTATTGGCAAACGAAACAAATAAAACAAGAGTTGATAGCATATTAGATTCATTCTTTGCGGGATGTAGAAAATATGATTTATATGAATTGGCCAAAAAATATTATACAATAAATCCAAACGATTTGTTTCAAATCCAACAAGCAATTACATCTAAAGAAATTACAAGAGAACAGATGCAATTTGCAGTTAAAACAGTGACGGTAAAATCCCAAGTTTCGGACGGAAATGGTTCGGGAGATGGAAGTGGTGGTGCAAACAGTTCAAGTACACCACCTCTTGGTAGTCCTGCGTATTTTATGGAAAAATATGCCCAAATTGGTTTTTATTTTTCAAACGATTATCCAAAACCTAAAACATCTCCAAACTATACTGAAATGTATGACGAATATATTGGTGAGAAACCAACATATTCAAGTAAATCAAATGGTGCTCAGTTAACTCAGGCGTTTGATACTATGGTCACACCAAACTATGTGATTGCACAACAAATGGCTATTGATATTGCAGAACAAATAAAAAATAGTGAAGGAGGTAGTGTGACACTTATTGTAGATTCAAGTTGTTCTGCCCCACAGACAAAGGCTTATAACCTATCATTATCTACCCGAAGAATTGATTCTGTAATTAAATTTTTTGCGGAAAATCCTGCAACCAAAGATTATGTAAAACAACAAAAATTAATAGTTAAAAAAGGTAGAGGATTTGGTGAAACCGTTACTTCTACACCATTAGTATCAAAAACAATTCAACCACCATATGCTTTACCACTCACACCAAATCTTCCTGCGGTAAATTGTACCGATAATGACGGAAAGGCTGTTGGTGGTGATACCCAAGCGATATCTAAAGAAATATATACAACAAATGCCATGTCATGTAGAAGGGCGTATATTTCAAAGATTGAATCAACTCTAAAGGCCCCACAACCTGCACCACCTGACAACACAATAAATCAAACAGAACAAACAAGTGTAACAGTAACAGGTAGAATTGTGACAACAACAGAAACTCAAACAACTGTTAATGATGTTACGGTACCAAGAGATAATATTAGTAAAAGAGTTCTAAGAGCATTATTATCTGAGTGTGATTATTTTGAGGTTATAAAGGAAGAAACCCCTATGGTTTTTGATAATCTTAAAGATAAGTTGAAATTCTTTGAACCTGCATTCCACTCAATGACACCTGAGGGACTTAATACAAGGTTAACATTTTTACAACAATGTATGAGACCTGGTGATACAATACCTGTAGTTAAATCTATTGGGGGTAGAGATGTGTTGGAATATAACAATGCCACAAATACTGCGTTTGGCGCACCACCAGTATTGATTTTAAGAGTTGGGGATTTTTTTAATACTAAAATTATCCCAACAAGTTTGTCAATTACTTATGAAGGATTGGATATCAACCCTGAGGGTATTGGTGTCCAACCTATGATTGCAAAAGTAACAATGGCATTTAACTTTGTTGGAGGTAGCGGATTAAAAGAATCTGTCGACAAATTACAAAATGCGTTAACATTTAATTACTATGCAAATACTGAAATTTATGATGATAGAGCTGACCCAACAGATTCAAGTTATAAAGTAATTGATAAAGATTTCTTACAGTTTGCGGCAATAAATAATGTTGGTCCTCCAACAATTAACGATGCTCAACCCAATAACGGTTTAAGTAATGAATCGACTATTGGAACTATATTAACTAATACTAGTAGTTTAAGTGCTCAAACAGGTACCCTTAGTTATCAAACATTTATGGATAAGTTTGTTACGGAAACACAAAATTATTTTACAAATGTTGTAAATAAAAATAAAGAAACTGTAAACCAATATAATAACGCATTACGTCAACAATGGATGTTGGAAAGAAATTATCAACAAGGTAAATTCTTATTGACCGAAGATAATGAGACAATTTTATTTGGTAAACCTTATAATCTTGAAAAAAGAATTGATACTGTTTTTGAAGATTTGATATCTGATATTAAAAATGATGATGATGAATTTATCAAATTCATTAAAGAAGATTCGTTTAATTTTACAAATAAAACGATTAGACAAGTTAAAGAAAATTTCACTAATTTTGTTAAAAATAAGAAAGGTACATATCAAAATGCGGTAACAACTATTACTCAAAGTATGGTTAATACTCAACAAACTTATGTTGCTTACATTGCAAGGGCAAATACCATCACATATTATGTACCATCATTTTCGGGAACAGGTACAGATGGTTCACAAGATAAAATTGGTAATGTTAAATCATTTGTCACAATACCAACAACAAGTATTGACACAAGTTCAAAAAATGCGTCAAACACATTAGAAGAATTAAGTAACGATATTGTAACTATTAAAAGTGCTATAACCGCATTTAATGTGGTTACAATGTCCGCATATACTTTTAGTTATAATACTAACACATATAGTGGTATTTTAGTGTTTGAATCTAATTATAGATTACCTCAAAATCAAAAAGTTTTTGTTCCATTCAATCAATCTCCAATTTTTGAGATTGACTCATTTAGAAGAGAGTATATGTTACTTTCTGACGATGTTGTTGATTCAAAAAAATATGAAACTTTTAAAAACGCAATGATTGGTAATATAATTAATAATGTGGGATTACTTGGTACTGCGGAAAAAGGACCTATATTAACTGAGGCGTTTGATGAGTATTGGGATAGAAGGGCAAAAGGTTTATTTGAAAGTGAAAATAATATTACTAAAGAATTTATTAACAGTATTGAAAAAGAAAAATTACAAGACTTCTTGAAGTTTACACCATTCCCAACTAAGAAAAGATTATTTACCTATACAACTGAAAACGCAGGAACAAACTCTCAAAAGAATTTGATTAAAGGATTGGGAGCAACTGAAAACTATAACACAAATAATAAAACGTGGAACGATGAAATATCTGGAGACGTATACGTATCAAAAGTAAAATTTAACTAATGGCATATCAATATTATAATAGATACAGTGATTTTCTTATTAATGGGGAACAAACTGTTGTGCCATTTGTACAATTACCACAAAAAACAACTGACAAATCCTACATATATAAAGTGGCTAGAAGTAGACTAGATGTGGTTTCTCAAGAGTATTATAGTTCACCATATTTTAGTTGGTTAATTTTACAGGCAAACCCACAATTTGGAGGTTTAGAAAATAACATATTTGATGGGGCGGTATTGATTATTCCTTATCCGCTACTACCTTCATTACAGGACTATAAAGCATCTTTAGAAAATTATTTTTATTATTATGGCAGGTAACAGACCAGGAGACAATAGTGGAAATATATTAGTGGAATTTGATTACAATAACATTATTGTTGTTGACCCAAACAAAACTATTGATGCGTTTGGAAATATTCGTGAAAGATTGGTTGACCATGAAAAGATGGTTATGTTTGCCAACCTTGAAGCAGAACTTTTACCAAGAACTAAATTATCGGTGGGTGGTAGTCCTGAAGATAGAATTTCTATCCTTTCTATTGCCAAAATTAATTTTTTAAGACCAACCGAACTTACTTCACTGACAACGGGTTATTATGATGAATTGACAGGTAAAAGTACAAGAAATGGGTTAGGTGATAATCAATTAAATATACAGGATATTGAACCTATAAATGGTAATACCGCATACCAAAAAGTTACGGTTAATAACCCTGGTAATCAATCTACTGATAATGGATTATTAGGAATCACATCAATTAGAGTTACTACTAATACGTCATTTATACCAACTGTAAGTATGGAGTTGGAAGATATTCAAGGACGAGCATTATTTCAATTAGGGGATAATTCACCATACGCGGCATTTTTTAATTTACCTTACCCACCATTTTATTTAACACTTAAAGGTTATTATGGTCAGGCGATAAAATATCAATTAAATTTAAAAACATTTAATGCCAGATTTAATTCTTTTAGTGGAAACTATTCAATTACTTTAGAATTTGTTGGATACAAATTTAACATTTTAAATGAGATATCAATGGGCCACTTATTGGCGGCTCCTCACATGTATAGTACAAGATTTGATATTTCTAAATCTGCAACATCACCTGAAGCACCAAATAAAAATGTCGAAGCGGGTACAAAACAAACGGGAGCAATATCAAAAGAATCCACCAATAGTACAAACAATATTGTAACTCAAATTGTTAGTGAAAGGGGTTATCAAAAAGTTGTTGAAGTTTATAGTGAATATAAGGCCAAGGGATTGATTGACCCTGATTTTCCTGAATTAACCTTTGCAGAGTTAATTAATAAGTTAGAAACTTTTGAGACAACAATAATAAATTCATACACTAAAGTTGACGTACAACCATTAACTAATATTAGGGCATATAAAGAAACATTAACCAATTATTACAATGGGATTTATGGTAATCAAGATTCTTGGTTTAATACAAACTTAAATACAAGACCAATTATTTTGAATGATGGGACTTTAGTTTATGCGTTTAAAAAAGAAATATTAGAGGACCAAACAAAAAGACAAAGAGCATTACAAGTATTGAGTGGGGATACAATTGCATTTAACGAATTATTAGCATCAAATCCAACCTTAGGTGTAAGTGGAATATCAAAAATTGAAAATCCAATTAATTACAATACGTATTTTATTAATGTATCTTTAGACCAAGTTGATTTACCAAAAACAGTTATTGAACAATCAAATAGGTATACACCAACCGAAAACGATGAAAAATCGGTTAAAGAATATTTGGAGAAAAAAGTATTTGCACTAAATAAAGAATCTCAAGAAGGAGACAATACTAACCAGTCGGTTAATGTTATTACAAATCCATTACTTGTGTTTAAGTCATCATCAACAACGGCTAACAGTACTCCAAGATTTGAGAATTTACTATATCAAATAGAGGCCGAAACCAATAGAAAATTAACTGAATATGAAACTGCGTTAACAGCTGATTTTGCTAGAAAAATTGAAGATACTAAAATAGGTCTTGGTTTTAAACCATCAATTAGAAATATATCTGCAGTTATTATGGCTTCTACTGAAGCGTTCATTCGATTATTAGATGAAGTACATACAAATGCTTGGAATGTTAAGTATGACCCCGTAAGACAACTTGCAATTTTAGATAATCAATCATCGGCGCCTGGTACCGACACAAGGGGTAGTCTTCAAATTTCACAACAAGCTAAAAATGAAAATCAAGGATTATCCACAAGCCAAGAACCTGTATACCCATGGCCACAATATTTTGTTGAAACTCCTGAAGATAAAAAAGGACGTTTCCAATTAAAATATATTGCAGACCCTTCTGAAGTTGATGTAACAAAGGGTTATCTTTATGATAAATGGCCTGAGGTTGAATTTGTTGAAGAGTATATGAGAGGACTAACTCAAAAGTTTAATCCACCCATCGCTCAAGTACCAACAGATAGTCAAGCAACCACAAATATTATAAACATTAATGCAATTGAATACCCTTCAAATGGTATTGCGTACCTTAATAAAGAGGAAATTAAGTTTTTTTATGAAATATGGGAAAGACAATTTTTAACTTCAAACTATTCTGGATATATTAGAGCAAATGGTAATCAATTAAATCAATTGACGGACTTAGTTCTTAGTTCTGAAACAAATAATATTATAAGTAGTTTAGGTGTTAGTTCACCATTTTTAACTTTAAAGTTGAAAAATTATAATATAACTGCAGAAAACTACGTTCAATTTTTAGAAAACATATCTAACCAAGGAACTGGTAGGTCGTATCAAGAATTTATTAGAGATTTTTATGTTACACCATATATTAGAAATTTAACCGAAAATTCGTTTAATATTCTTACCACAAATCAATTGGGTAAAGAACCACAAAATAATTCAAAATCTGAAGCACTATTACAATTAGTTAAAGCTTCTAATAATGCGCCATTAATTATTGATACTTATCCATTTACAAACCCAAATTGGGTGAGTGGTAACATGAGTCTTAGTAATCAAGCTCAAGGGGATTCAGTTTATAATACAAATCAAACTTTAACTGTTTTTAAACCAAGAAATGTAATTTCAAACTTTACAAGTGTTTATGATTATACAACTAATAGACCTGTTACTAATTTTTCATATTTAAATGTTACCAATCCAATTACTGAAATTAGTGCAACAAATTTAACAACATTCTTAAATACAAGAAAAAATCCTGATAAATTTATACCAACAGAAGGATACGTTAACCATTTTAGACCTGTTACCAACTTAACCACGGAAACAACAACAACGATGTTAAACACACCATACATGGTTAATGCAATTCAAAATGGTGTTTATAATTGGAGAAAAAGCGATAAGTATCCTTATGTTCAGGCCGCGTATCTTTTTATAAATTCATTACCATTGGCATCTTTAAGAGAAAGATATAAGACATATGGTTCACCAAACGATTTAGATTATATTGCATCTTGTTTTAAAAAGTTTGGAGCAATTCACAAAATGCCATACGCTTGGGTATTAAAGATGGGTTCTTTATGGTACCGATATAAAACATACAAAACAACTGGCATTGATTTCCTTGACTCCGCTTGGAATAACTTCGATTATAAAGTTAACTTTGACCCAGTAACAAGTGCTGATACCAAAACATACACATTTCAATTTGATGGTGTTAAGAATATAAAATTACAAAATGTCTCAATTGTTACTAATTCAAAAATACAAACTGGATTTTATCCAAAAGTTATTAATGATTTTAACGTTTTTTATAATGGATATGATTTATATACAGGATATACTGACACAGAAATACAAACAAGTATTAATGGAGGTATGAAAGTATATAATTTTACAGATTCTAACATTTATCCAAATGGTTTTACCGGCACATCAATTCAAACATGGTCGGTAATTTTACCTGATAATTTAATTGATTTTGTTGCATCATCAGGAACTTGTTCCCCAAATCAAAATACGACAGGGGTTAATTATTTTATTGTTCCTTCATTCGGTTCTTCAATAAATCAAGTTAACGTTGAATGTTTGCAAAATAACAATCAAATTGTACCAATATTAAATAACACATCTGTTTATAATGGTTCTGTTAGATTATTATGGTCAGCACCAAATTATGGTTATTTTGATAATAATCAAATAGTTAAACCACAGCCCGACTCTTATGTTAATCGAATTTTAACTGGTAATACAAAACAAGCGCCGTTTAAATTATTATTGGAAAACAACTATTCTAATATTGAAGAAGTGTTTTCAGTATTTGATAAAAGTATTTTAGATAAATTTGAACAAGAGTTTTTAAATTTTTCTAAACCAATATCTGATATAGATTTAGGACCACAAGTTGTTATTCCCGTTAATCAATCTCCTGTGGACAATAGTGCAACGTTTAAAAACTTCCAATATTTGTTCAAAAGTTTAATGTCTGTTAATGCTAATGTTGGTTTAACAAATTCGGAGTATTTTAATACTCTTGGAGATAAACAATTGGTAACATTTTCAAACACAATTAAATCATTCATGGAATATGATGTGGTTTTAAAATATGGTAACCCTGCAAATTATAAAAGAAGAGTCGTTGATTCATTCCTCGCATCTAATGGGGGAAACAATCCAATTGTGGACCCAATTCAATTTGGTACATATATTAATAATACATTGCCATCTGTTAATGGTGCGATTACTCTGGCTCAATCAAAGGCCGCATATTCTCAAGCTTGGTTAGCGTTAGAAACCGAAGTAGGGTTTTCAACTATAACCAATTTAAGGTACACTAACCAAGGTTCATATATTACGGATTTCTTTATTGATAATAATATTGAATTCTCAGTCAATAATGTTGTGTTATGTTCACAACTTATTAAACAATATGCCACTCAAAAATTAAATGTACCAACAATTAATAGTTCACAATTTAAAACAAACATCAACACTTATTTAGGTGGGACTGATGCCTTACAAAATATTTTCTTGAATCAAATATTAACAAAAGTAAGGGCCGATTTACCTAATCAACAAGAGTTACCTGAAAGAAAAATACAGAGCGTTATTGATGGACAACAAAGTAAGGTTGAAAATTACGAAGTGTTTAAAGCCTTAAATGATAAATGGATTTCTGGTGGTGATTTTACAAACAAGACATTATTTGAAGACTTTTTATTCTTAGATAGAGCATCGAGAAATATTGGAGACGTTCTTCTTATTGATGTGTTTGATTTAAAAAATACTTTAAAGGCTAGTTCCATTAATATGGAAATGAGTGTGTTCACATTTCTTAGTGGAATATTAATTAAAAACAAATTTAATGTAATGCCATTACCTGCGTATGTTAACTTTTATAATGTACAAGATGCCGATGGAACCACAATATCACAAAGTGCTGAAGGGTCTTTACAGTTTGCGGATAATATGTGGGGAACGTTTTTGGATGTGGACTATAGAAAATCAGGACCAAAAATGATTTGTTTCTATGCTGGTTTACCATCAACTTATTTAGATTTACCAAAAGGAAATTCTCGATATAGAAACGATGCCTTTGATTTAAGACGAGCATCGGAAAATCCATTAATTGAAAATCAAGTTGGAAAAAAAGATTGGGCGTTATCTAATAAATGTGTTGGGTTTAACGTTGATATTGGAACAAGAAATCAGAATGTATTTTACTCGTTTAGTGTTTCAATGGATAGTGGTAAAGCAACTTCAGAGACAATTCAAACACAATTAAACATGGTAAATCAAGCAAATGGTAAAAATGTTGCAACCCAAAACGTTGGTTTATATAATTTATACAAACAAAGAAGTTATAAATGTGATGTTATTTGTTTAGGAAATGCATTATTACAACCTACAATGTATTTTAACCTTAGACACGTTCCAATGTTTAATGGTCCTTATTTAATTACTGAAGTTAATCACACAATAACTGCTGGTGAATTCCAAACTAATTTTTCTGGTGTTAGACAAGGAATTTATGATTTACCCTCAATTGATAATTTCTTACAAAGTGTTAATCAAAATCTTTTAACTCAGATTGAAACTGTAATTCTTGCCAATAAAGATAATATTACGGATAAACCAATCACCAATATTAATAAAACGGCACAATTGACTCAATTGGGCGATAATGTTGGTGCAGCAACAAATACATGTACGAACAACTTAAATACCAATTATAGTACTTGGGGGGATTTTGTTGAATCTGTTACAATAGGTTTAACACCTACACAACTTGCCGACGCTATTAAAGCTAAAACAACTAGTACTGAGATACAAACTAGTATCTACTTGTTATGTTATGTTCTAACATTTAATAAAAATAAATTTGAAGGGTATAATAATAATTTTGCGTCAGTCGCTTTAAATACTTATTGGGGAGAAAGTACAAAATATTTTATACAAAAACAATCATCATGTGTTAAAATTCCAAACTCATTGGGTGCACGTACATCACAACCTATTGCCAATTTTGAAACCCTTGATAAATTTTTAGATTTTATGGTTGCAAGATTAACACCAAACATTCGAAGAATATATTTTGGTACAAATGGTAACGCACCGTTAGGTCTTTTAAAATATTATGTGTGTTATTGGAAACCTCCTACACCTGAAAATCAAAACATACCCGAATCTTATTTTGATGCAAATCAAAATGAATTTAATACACTATATAATACTTTTGATAAAGCTTATAAGTCAGCGGCATCAGTTGGATTAGATTTTGAATCTGCTAGAAAGGCGAATAAGAGCCAAGTTCAACAAATTGCTGACGGAGTTACGGGAGCAACTAATAATCTTAACACAACAAAACTTCCACCTCCAACATGTCTTCCACCAACAATTGTATCTTTCTCACCATTAACGGGTGTTACCAATACAATATTGAATATTACAGGAACTCATTTAGAAAGTATAACTGCGGTGACGATAAATAACATTAAAACTACAACAGGAATAACTATTAATAGTAGTGTTAATATTGTTGTGTTGGTTCCATTTAGTAATACAACAGTGCCACAAAATAATACAATTGTTGTTAGTGGACCATATGGTGATAGCGCTAGTTCGACAACATTCACTTATAATCCATACCAAACATCTGCCGCACCACCAACAGTTGCACCAAACGTATTACCAAATAGTAATACACAACCACAACAAACAGGACCTATAACTATGACAGGTATTACCGAGTTAAGTACTGTTAACGCCCCTGGTTATACTAAGATTGGAATTAACCCATTAATATTGGTTAATTGGGAGATATTAAGTTACCCATTATCACCATACTTAAGTTATGAAGTGGTTAAAGAGACTGTTTCATCAAACAATACCTTAGTTAAAACGGTTATTAGTCAAGGAGTTATTGATTTACGTGACAAGTATACTAATAGTGCATTCTCTGAATTCTTTATTGAAGATGCTGATGTTGTTTATGAAATTGACAATGATGGAGTAACAATACCAACAGATTGTGTGATTAACTATAAAATCAAAATATTGGCAAATACCATACTTCCAACCAATCCACCAACTCAAACAGTCACTCAATGGTTCTCCAATCTAATTATTATACCATAAATTTAACAAATAACGATATATTTATATAGAAACACAATTATGGATATTAAATCAGCATTAGACAACTATCTTGGTAAATCTACAAGAATCTCTCAAGAAGATAACGGTGACGGAACTAAACAAGTTTGCGACTTAGATACAGGTGATTGTTATACTGTAAGAGAAAGAGACGGTCTTATTGAAAGGGCCGGCCACCAAACAACCGCTAACAGAAAAGTTAGGGTTGAAACATCTAACGGTGTTAAACAATTATTAAACGGTTAAGGACATGGGAATAGATAAAAAAATATTAAGTGAAATTCAAAGATACAATAGTATCAACAAATATATAACGGAACAGGCGGCAGAACCTGCACCTGATGATTTAGGGGCTTTGGCACCTGAAGCGGGGGCAACACCTCCACCACCACCTGCAGAAGCGGGAGCGGTTCCACCACCACCTCCAACAGGAGAAGCAACACCAATTGATGTTGATGCTGACCCCGATGTTGAAAAAATTGATGACGATGGAAAATCTGATGAAAATAAAAACAACAAAAGTGGTGAAAGTGAAGAACTTGATATTACTGACTTGGTTACCACTCAAAAAGATACTCAATCAAAACAAGACGAATACTTTGAAAACTTATTTGGACAATTAGGTAAATTGGAATCAAGATTAGGTGAGATGGATGCAATCATGAACAAGTTAAATGCTCTTGAAAACAAAATTGAGAAATACAGAGAAAAGACCCCACAAGAAAGATTGGAGTTAAGAAGTTACGACTCATACCCATTCAACCAAAAATTATCACAATTCTTCGATGATAAATCAGAAGAGATGGAAAAGACGGGAAAAAATGATTATGTTTTAACACCTGATGACGTGACCGACATCAATGTTAATGATATTAAGAATTCTTTCCAAAACAAATCCAATGGATTTGAAGACGAGTTCAAATACAAATAACAAACACAATAATAAAATGGAAGGTCACTCAAAAGGTGACCTTTTTTTATTTGACAAATCGATAAAACTATACTATAATTGTAAAACAAATTAAACTTAATATATAAAAAACATGATGAGTTCATTAGACGCCGTATTGGCACAGTACGAAAAAGCACAACAAGGGGGCGGGGCCCAAAACAAAATGTCGCAAGACGAAAGAATGAAAAAGTATTTCGCTTGTATTCTTTCTGACAAAGAGAAATCAGGACAACGTAGAGTACGTATCCTACCTACACCAGATGGTTCTTCACCATTCAAAGAAGCGTGGTACCACGAAATTCAAGTTGGTGGACAATGGAACAAATTCTTTGACCCAGGAAAAAATGATAACGAACGTTCACCTTTGAATGAGGTTTACGAAGAGTTGATGTCTACGGGTAAAGAATCGGACAAAGAATTGGCAAAACAATACAAGTCTCGTAAGTTTTACATCGTTAAAGTTATCGACCGTGATAACGAATCTGATGGTGTTAAATTTTGGAGATTTAAACACAACTATAAGAATGATGGTATCTTGGATAAAATCATTCCAATTTGGAGAAACAAAGGTGATATCACTGACCCTGAAAAAGGACGTGACCTTGTTATCGAATTAAGTAAATCTAAAACACCTGCAGGTAAAGAGTACACAAGTATCTCTACAATCATGTACGATGACCCAGCTCCTGTTCACGAAGACAAGGCTCAAGCTAACGCTTGGATTAATGACGAGATGACTTGGTTGGATGTATATTCTAAAAAACCTGTTGATTATCTTGAGGCAATCGCTCGTGGAGAAACTCCAAAATGGGATAGTGATAAGGGTGGATATGTATATTTAAACGATACTGAATCGACTACATCTATTGGTGGTAAAACAGCACCAATTGTTGACCCACAGGCTAACGACGAGGTAGACACTGAATTACCATTCTAATTAAACTGAGCTTGGACACTTACTTACACATAGTGTCCAAGCTCTTTTCTTTTATAAAAAAATAACACATGGAAAACAGAATAGGAAAAAGAATGTTTGAATCTCTTGTATTGAAATACGAGAGTGAAGTTGCTGAAGCTGAGGCAACATTAATGGTCTATATGGAGAACGCAGTAGGAATTGGAGAACACCCACAACATTTTGAAGAAATGGATAACTTTGTTGAAAAACTTACAAATGCTTCAGATAAACTTATTGCCCTAAAAGAATTTTATTCAAGACATTATGGCAATTAAGAAGAACGATTTTAGTTCAGTAAAGAAAAAATTCTCTACTTCAGCTAAGTACAAACCACAAAGGTTTTTTGATTTAGGTTCTGACTTTTTGGATGCGGTTGGACTACCAGGTCCTGCAATTGGACACTTAAATATGTTCTTGGGTCACTCTGATACAGGAAAAACAACTGCGTTAGTTAAAGCTGCCGTTGATGCCCAAAAGAAAGGTATTCTACCTGTATTCATCATTACCGAACAAAAATGGTCTTTTGAACACGCAAAACTTATGGGTTTTGAATGTGAAGAAGTTGTTGATGAAGAATCGGGAGAAGTTGATTGGGACGGATTTTACATCTTTAACAATAACTTTAACTACATTGAACAAATTACTGACTACATTAATAGTTTGTTAGACGCACAAGAAAAAGGTGAATTAGATTATAGTTTATTGTTCTTGTGGGATTCAGTTGGTTCAGTTCCTTGTAAGATGACATTTGACGGTAAAGGTGGTAAACAACACAACGCATCTGTATTGGCAGATAAGATTGGTATGGGTATTAACCAACGTATTTCAGGTTCACGTAAATCTGATTCAAAATATGAAAACACATTGGTTATTGTAAACCAACCGTGGGTTGAATTACCTGACAATCCATTTGGTCAACCAAAGATTAAAGCAAAAGGTGGTGAGGCTATTTGGTTGAACTCATCTTTAGTATTCTTATTTGGTAATCAAAAAGGTGCGGGAACAAACAAGATTACTGCAACAAAAGACAAAAGAAGTGTTAAGTTTGCAATCAGAACAAAAGTATCTGTAATGAAAAATCACATCAATGGATTGGGTTATGAAGATGGAAAGATTATTGTGACACCACACGGGTTCTTGGCAGGTAAAGAAGCGGCTGAAGAGAAGGTTTCGATTGAAAACTACAAGAAAGAATATGCAGAATATTGGAAAGATATTCTTGGGGTTAGTTCAATTGATTTTGAACTGAAAGAAGAGAAGGAAGATTGAGTTATTGTTTCACCATTTAAATCACAAATGTGATTAAGACATTATTAGTAGACGGAGA